CTGAAAAATATAAAGAATGTAACGAGAAACGTAGACTACTTACCCCGTGTAATGAAAAATGTAAAACAAAATGTGAAGAATTATACCCTTTTAAATCTATGGCAATAAATGAATGATATACACTCCCGAAAGTCTTTCCAATAAATGTTCCTATTGCCAGAAATTTTTTCAACCTGCACATTGCAAAGATGCAAACTTTGCGTTCTCACTCTCAATCGAGTTTTCTTATCCTGAAATTTTTTGTTTATAATTATATTCATCCCTCCCCCTAAATTGTCCGCAAAAACTCCCAGCCCAATTTCTCGCAAATTTCCTTCCAAACCACATCATGTGAAACAATCTTGTCCCGGCTCTTTAACAATGGAAATAGAACCTTGTATTCATCTCTGTCCAATAATTCCACGAATTTATATAAAACATAGTTGTAATTCAAAAAGTTCTTCTTCGGTTTCTTCGGAATTTCGCCCCACGCACTATTCACCGCCGAAAACATAATCCGGATTTTATCCTCGATATCTTTTGTAATAATTGGCGGCGGTAATCCGTTCAAACGATTGATAATATGTGCGATATGCTCATAATATTTGTTCAAATTCAGCTTACGCAAATAATACCGAATTTTCTTATTTGCTAATTCCGTCAAATCTTTGATACGCTCCTTCCGGATCTCTTCCCTGACTGCATCAAGGACCTCATCCGGAATATCCGTAGATTCCTTGGCTTGAATCTGATTCAGAATTTCATTCAAATGGTTGGTGCGTTTATATGCAAAATAGGTAGCCTCAGGGGGAGGATCCTTGTAATTTGGCTTGTCAGATTCAATAATGACATATTCCATATGCCCACATTTTAGACAGCTCATAAATCCCTCTATGTGATTCACAATCAGCTCATAATCCTTGTTGTAAGTCACTTTACATTTCTTGCAAAAGTCGATTTTATTATGGACTTTCCCACGAATACCATAAGATTTGTCAATTTTAGAGAGGTATGCATCCAATTTAGAGGCTCTGTCAATATTTGTACCCATTTGTACAAAATCATTCATTTTTAGAACTCTTTTCCCCTCATTATTCTCTTCAAAGTCTTTTTCTTCTATCTTTGCAGGAATTCCAAAAAAAGCTCCAATCTTGGGCTCATTCTCTCCAATGGCGACTTTCTTTTTATCCTTCTTCTCTTTTTTTTTCGGAGGGGGCGATTCATCTTCTTGTTTTGCAACATCATCCATCTCATTGTAATACTCATAGAGAATATTCCCGGTTTTGATAAAGTAGTCGGTCTCTTTAGATTGCAGCTCTATATTCTTTATTTTTTCCTTCAATTCATCAATATTGTTTTGTATTAAGAAAATAACAGTTAAATCTTCTGGATTTAATGCAATACTGTTATCTTTTTGTATTTTGTCCAATTTTTCTTCTTCTAATTTTAACTCGAGATAATATTTTTTTATATTTTTTTGTTCTTCCTTGAAATTTTTAATAATTTCATTATGTTTAGCATCTAGAGTGATCCGGGAATCGCATTGAATGATTTTCTTATTTTTCTGTTTAAACATATTAGTTTATATTCACTTTTTTTTAAGTTATTTTTATTAAATGGATGCACTGGAATTGCAGAAAATGATATTCATATATAATGCATTAAAAACGGGCTGGAGTGTGAAAATGTTAGCAGAGGGAAAATTTGAATTCAAGAAATCTTTGGAAAAAGCTAATTATACGAAAGAGGTATTCTTAGACGACTATTTAAAGAAATTTATTGAATCGAATTTAGAGATTGAGAACTTAAATATAAAATAATATATAGAACAAATGAGCCAAAAAATATTTTTATATAGTAGCAATCTTGCTGCATTTATTGGAAAAAATCCACACATTCCAGCGAGTCGTATATTTAATTCATTGTATGAAAAATACTATAAAGTTGGCAAAACCGTGGGAGATAGTGAAAAGATACAGAAAATAGGCGATAAAATTGAGAATAAAAAATTATTGATCGAAATAGATACAATATGCAATAATAGTAATTCCTCCGAAATGATGCAGAAAGATCGCGAAGTTTTAATAAAAACATTGGAGACTTCAAGTGGATTGGCAGAAGAGGACAAGAAGGAGGTTCGCAAAATAGTGGAAGGATATACGAACAAGAGATTTGGAACAATCCGGGAAATTAATGCAATCGATTTTTATAAAGAGAAATATGGTGTGGAAGTAATTACTAAAATAGATCAGCGCAGTAAGAAAATTCTTACAATAGATGGTGCAGAATTGTGGGTGATTAGTAAATTAGATGGAATGAAAATGGACGGCACAGTGATTGAAATAAAAAATCGAATTTATAAATTATTCGATGAAGTCCGGGAGTATGAGTGGCTACAAGTACAGACATATTTGCACGTATATGGATTGCCTAAAGCGGAATTAGTGGAGTTTTTACAGAATAGTGGGGGGACAATGAAGATTAACTACGTGGAAAAGGATGATACATATTGGAATGAGGTTTTGCTGAAAATATTGGGGGATTATTTCCGCGTTTTTTTAAGCATAATTAAGAATGATGTGAAAATTCGGAAGTATATGAAATTTGGTGAGACTGAGCAAAATGAATACATTAAAAAATTGGTGCGAAAAGAAAGCATCGAAAAGAGTGAATAGGCTAGGTTTGTATTTTTTTATTGTTAAAAATATTTAGCAAATCGCTTCAACAATCTTTCCCAATACTTAAAGCTTTAGAGTTATTTATTTTTTCAGAAATTAAATGCGTTTCTGAAAAAATTTTTTTCTTAGTTAAGAATATAAATGTCTGGAGGACTTATGCAACTCGTCGCCTATGGCGCCCAGGATGTCTACCTAACTGGAAATCCCCAAATTACTTTCTTTAAGGTTGTTTACCGCCGTCACACTAACTTCTCTATTGAATCCATTGAGCAAACCTTTAACGGAACTGCCGACTTCGGCAAGCGTGTTACTTGCACCATTTCTCGTAATGGTGATCTTATTAACCGTGTTTACCTTCAGGTTACTCTTCCCCTTGTTGAGTGCCCCACCGCTACCACTGCTGATAAATCTTTCTGCTTTCGTTGGGTCAACTACATCGGACACATTCTCATCCGCAACGTCGAGATCGAGATCGGTGGTCAGCGCATTAACTGTCGGTGCTGAAAAACGTGAGGGTTTAGGTTCTAAGACGAAGAATCCTAAACACAAAACCCTTTAGTAATCGTCTTCCTGGCAATAGACCACTGCCAAAAAAAGGATTTACACACGTTAGTATAGTTGGTAACAACTGTGCAACATTGCCAAATTGCGGGAACCCCCTAAAACCGGCATTTAAAAATGAGAAAAAAATGATTTAATAATTTAATAATTATAAAATAAACTAAAATGAAAACTTGCAGAATTTGTGAAAAAGAAAAAGATTTTAATGAATTTCATGAAAGAAAATTAAAATATGGTATTGGATATAGAAATGAATGTAAAGAATGTAGATGTAATATAGAAAAACAAAGAAGACAAAATAATATTGAAGAATTTAAGAAAAAAGATAAAGAGTATTATGAAAAAAATAAGGAAACGCATAAAAAAAAATCAAAAGAATATACTATTAAAAATCATGATAAAATAATTTTAAATAAAAAATATTATTATCAAAAAAATAAAGAAAAAATTAGAATATACCATCTACAAAATAAAACTAAAAGAAATTCAAGAATAAAATTAAGAAGAAAAGAATATCCAATTTTTTCTATAAAAGAATCAATACGTGCAAGGATTCATGAAGCTTTAAATAAAAAAAAAATATCAACATCAAACTTAACCTTAATTGGAATAAATAATATAAATCTTAAAAAATGGATTGAATATCAATTTAATGATAAAATGAATTGGGAAAATTATGGCAGTTACTGGGTAATAGATCATGTTATTCCAGTATCATTTTTTAATCTTATTAATAATTTTGAAAAATTAATATGCAATAATTGGACAAATTTAAGACCATTAGAAAAAAAAGAAAATATTATTAAATCTAACAAAATTTTAGTTGATGAAATATTAAATCATATAAAAATATTAAATCAAATCTCATTATTAAATACAGGATACCAAGCATACCTCGAAAGTAGTATGTGGCGGAGAGTAGAACTCCGGTATGGTAAAAATTCCACGGATGAAGAAAATTTTAAAAATCTTCTGAAATGGGCAATCCGCAGCCAAGCCCCTAACCTCTAATAATAGAAAATGGGGAAGGTTCAACGACTAAATGGTAATGGGTCTTTTATTTATAAAAGGCTTAAGATATAGTCTAATCCTTTGGGAAACCAAAGGTATAATATTCAATCATCTATGCGACAAACACTATGGTGATTGGCTGAATATCTGGAACGAGCTTACCCAAGAGCCCGGACACCAGATAGGTTATGATAATATGGTTGGCAATACCTTCGCTCTTACTGGTACTGCCCTCGAGAAGGCTGAGGCAACTACTCTCTATGTTCCCTTTCAGTTCTGGTTCTGCAGGAACCCCGGTCTGTCTCTTCCTCTGATTGCCTAAAATGCTGGGCTGAAAAACACCACTCCTTTCTGAAATTTAGAATAAAGAAAGGGAAAATAGGTTAGCGGTTCTAACATAAAAATACCGCAGGTGTTAGTGCGATAATTCGTGCGACATTTCCAAATTGCTGGAAACCCCTAAAGTCGATATGCTACCAAAGGATCAATGAAAATTTATTCCCGGCTGAGAAAAAACTCAGGTATGGTAAAAGTGCAATCGAATAAAGAAACTTCTTAGGATTTTTCTGAAATGGGCAATCAGCAGCCAAGTCCCTAAGGTTTATAAAACTATGGGAAAGGTTCAGAGACTAAATGGTAATGGGTTTTTTATTTATAAAAGGCTTAAGATATAGTCCACTCCCGAAAACATACAGAGGTATTAAACCTCGGCTTCTGTATGTAAATACACCGAAAGGTGGGGTATTTAAGGTGCAATACCACGAGGTCAAAGTTATTCTTGAGTTCAGGCAGAAGAACGAGTGCTACGTCACTGCCGATTCCCTCGGAAACTGCGGAATCAACATCGACTCCAAGTCTGATTCCCTCTTCTGCGTTCCCTCTCTTGAGGCTGCTTCTCTCTATGTCGACTACATCTACCTTGATACTGATGAGCGCCGTCGTTTCGCGCAAGTTTCTCATGAGTATCTTATAGAGCAACTTCAATTCACGGGCGATGAGTCGATAACTTCTCAGAATATTAAGGTCAAACTGAACTTTAACCACCCCGTTAAGGAACTCATCTGGGTCATCCAGCGTGACTCTGTTATCCAGCTCGGAATGAACCAGTGGAACAACTACACTGATGACTTCGACAACGATACTCACGGCAAGATTCAGTCCAACGGTCTCCTTGACCCATATGCCGCTCTTCGTACCAACGTCGAGTCCGGTTACTCCGCTGTCAGCTTCCCTGCCCAGCTCGTCGACAAGATCTACGGTCCCCAGGGTGAGGCTTGGCAGACTACCCCAGAAGTCGGTGTCAGCCAGCTTCCCCAGGGTGGTGGTGCAGGAAC